CCCCGTCACGTCGATCTTGCCGGTGATCTCGACATCGCCCTCGACGTAAAGCTTGCCGATGATCCGCACCGTGCCGCCGCCCAGGTCCATCGTCGGGCTGGCGGCATTCGGGGCCACTGCGTTGCCGTCGATCGGCAGCGACCCGCCCACGAAAGCCCGCGCCATGTCGCCCGAGGGGGCATAGACCGTGACCTGTTCCCCGACCGACGGCATCCAGTGCAGCCGGATCGTGCCCGACCGGATCTGCAGCACCGGAATCGATGCCGTGTCCAGATCCCCGATCCGCACCCGGACGCGCGACGTGCCATTGTCGATGGCCGTCACAACGCCGATCTGGCACAGGTTGCCGATCTGGCGGTCCGCCTCGGCTGCAGCGCGCGTCATGGCGCACCCCCGATCAGCGTGTAGTCATCTTCAAAGGCGCGCCCGATGCGCGGGGCCTGGCCCAGGTACAGTTCGGGCGTGATCGCCGGTGCCTCGGGCAGGCCGCGCAGCGCCACCGGCTGCGACCAGGTCACGGCAGACAGGGCAATCGCCCGGCTTTCGGTGCTGACGGACAGGATCGGCTCCTCGGCCACGTCCGCCGCCGCGCCCAGATCGGCGGGCAGGCCCCAGACCGTGTCGGGGATCAGCTGCAGCAGGGCCTGGGCGATGTTCGCCACCGCCTCGTCCCGGCCAAGGCCCATCTCGTCCCTGGCGACGATGAAGGCCCCCATCTGCAGGCTGTAGGTATGGTGCGGCCCGGCATAGGTCTGATCCTGGCGCAGGCGCAGACGGCTGACCAGCACCGCCGGTGCCGCCACGCCCTTGGCCTTCAGCATGTCCAGATTGAAGCGCCCGGCGATGCCCCGGCATTCGCGCAAGGCAGGCAGCACCAGCTTGATCCGGGCGGCAACCAGGCCGGGCAGGGATGCCAGCAGGTCGGGGCGGGTCGCGGTCATTGCAGCCACTCCGCGCTCAGGTCGATCACCAGATCTTCGATCTCGCGGCGGTCGGCAGCCGACAGGCCAAGGTAGGGACGCTCCGGAATGCCGCGCCCGCCGAACTGGTGGATCGCGCTGTAGGGGGTTTGCGACCCCACGGTCACCGTGGTGCCGGTGGTATAGTCCTGCACGCTTTCCAGCAGGTTCTCGCTGTCGATCAGCAACGAATTGGCGCGGCGGTTGCCGGTGTTGCGGGTCTGCGCGTACCGGTCCGACCAGGGGGCCCAGGGCGTGCCGTCCGGCGCGGTCTTGTCCGTGCGGATGCGGTCTTTGGTCTGGCGTTCGATCATCGCACCGATGTCGCTGGCCAACTGCGGCACGAAGCCGGAGCCAAGCCGGTCCAGCACCGCCACCGCATCGGCCAAGAGGTGGCGGTCCAGTTCGGCGGTGATCGCGACCCCGGTCATCAGAGGTCCCTCGTCAGGTCGCGGGTGAACAGTTTGGCCGGGCCGCCCGAGACAATCGGCTGCGCGGCGCTGACATCGGGCTGGCCTTCCACCGGGGGCACCGGGGTGAACACCAGCGCGGCCTCGCCTTTGGCAATCCGCTTCAGGTGGCCCAAGGCGTCTTCATACCGCTTGCGGTGTTCTTCGGACAGCACATCGGCAGACAGCGCCAGCCGGTACAGGGCAATGTCCACCGCCAGCTGCTTCAGGAACCCCGGCACCTCGGGCAGCGGCAGGGTGTAGCGCGCCGCCAGATAGGTATCGATCTCGTCACTGGCCGAAGTCAGGGCGCGGGTCACCGCCGCGCTGTCCGCCGCGCCGTCCCGGTTATGGTCCGCCACAACCAGCGCATTCTGGCCGTAAAGCGTGACGATGTCGGATTGCGTGGCGTACATGGCGTTCCCTTGATTCTGGTGCCGGTCTTTCCCGGCTGTCAGGGGCCGTCTTCCCCCTCGTCAGGGCAGGGCGCTGCCCGCGCCGCCTGGATCACCGGGGGCGGGCCTGTCGCCCGCTGCCTGTCCGCCCCGGCCCTTGATCCTGTCGCACCGGCATCAGGTGGGCCGGGCGATCTCTGCCCAGACCTCGGCCACAAGCTTCGCCGTGATCTTCCTTGCCTCGTCCGGCAGGCGTTCCTTCACCGCGCCCAGCTTCGGCTGGCCGTCGGCGTCGAAGTCCCCCGGCTCAAGCTGGCTGATCGCCGCGCGCACCCGCGCCTTGAGGCTTTCCACCTTTGCCTCGGCCTCGACCTGCGCCTCGTCCGGGGCGGGGCCGATGTGCAGGCGGGGATCGGCGGTCAGCACCGCCCACTCGTCTGTGGTGAAGGCATCCTGTGCCACCACCCGCCCGGCGCGGGGCCAGAACTGGCCCAGCCGGTAGTGGCCTTCGAACTCGGCCGCGGCAATCGATCTGATCAGAAGCGCGCTCATGATCAGGCCATCCACACGTTCACAAGCACCTTGGCGGCGTTGTAGTTGGGGTTGGACCCGCCGCCGGACAGGAACGCTGTCTCAAACAGCGCCTTCGCCGCCGCCTCGTTGCTGGGCCCGACCATGATCGTCGTCGGGCGCACGCCCAGGGGCCGGCCGCCATCGGCCTTGAGGTTGCGCATGATCGTGCGCGTCGCCTCGAAGTTGGTGGCGTTCAGCGCGGTGCGCGCGCAGTGGATCAGCTGCGGGAAGCCGTAGCCTGCGGCGCAGCGATAGCGGATACCCCACTGGAACAGATCGTTGTTGAAGGCCGCGTCCGAGGTGGAGGGATCGAACTTCATCTCCATCTCGGGCTTCGTCCGCTCCTGGAAGATCAGGGGCTTCAGCACCTTCGAATCGTCGATCAGATACCAGCGCGCGCCCGCCCCGGTGGTGAAGTTCGTCCAGGTCGTGGCGGTGCCGGTGCCGTCGGCGTTCGGGAACACCGGGTGATCGGTGTCGAAGAAGAACTGCCCGTCATAGCAGACCGAGCTTTCCCCGGCAGTGATCGCCTCGTTCACCAGAATGTCGGGCCACTGCGCCGCCTCTTGCCCCATCGACCTGGCGATGGGCGAGAAATGGCCGAACTGGTCATCCTCGATCTGCACGCGCTGCACGCCCAGCGTCGATTCGAACAGCCGGTTGCTGATCTGATAGCCGGACAGTTTCATGTCCTTGACCACACGGGCACCGATCCATTCGCGCAGGCGGGGGAAGTCGCCCAGCCAGCTGTAGGTGTTCGACGCGGTCGTCGATGGCACGAGCGTTGCCACCCTGTCCCAGAATGCCTCGGTCCGCATTGCGGCGTAAGCATCCTTGAACGAGGATTGCAGCGCGGTGTTGAGGTTGGTCAGCAATGCGGGGGATGTGATCGCCATGGTCGGGTTACTCCTGCTTCATCAGGGCAACCCGCTCGGTCGCCAGCTGTGCCTGCACGGCCTTCTCGGCCGCGAATTTCTCGGGATCGGTGCCCATCATCCGGCACATCGCCAGCTCTTCGGCGGTCAGCTTGCCGGGCGTGGCATCGGGGGTGCGGCGGTCCAGCGTGGACGGCGGCGCAATCACCGGCGCTGCGCCGACCATTGCGCTGAACCGCTCAAGCCCGCCCTCCTGGCGGCAGGCGGCCAGGTGGTAGTCCTTCGATGCGGGTGCTACCTTGCCCGCCGTGACGGCGGCATCGACAGCTGCCGTGATTTCGGCCTCGCGCCGCGCCTTTGCTTCGGCCTCGAAGGCGGTGATCCGGTTCAGCGCCAGAACGTGGTCGGCTTTGGGCACGAACCGCTCGGGGTCCGGGGCCTCGGCGCGGTTCAGCGCCAGTGCCTTATCGCTTTTCAGCGCGTTGATCGCCAGCACGGCATCCGCCGCAGTGGCCGTGGCCGTCAGGCCCAGGGCGTCAAGGACCGCCTTGTCCATGTCTGTCTCCGTGGTTGCGCGGTTCAGGGCCGCCATTTCAAGGTTCGGGGAATTGGTGAGCCCGGCGCTGACGATCCGCAGGATTTCCCCTGTCTTCTTGTCGACCGCCATCACCGGGCTCAGATAGCGGTAGGCGCGCGAGGTGACGGTCGCCTCGCCTTCCGCAGTCCATTCGACACGGCCCCACAGGGCACCATCGCGGACATTCAGTTCCTTGATCCAACCCACTGCCGGGGCGGGCAGGCCCTGCGGCGCGGCGATCTGGGAGGAATGTTCAAGATCGATCTGCGGCTCTTTCGCAGGGTCGAAGGCGGCGGCAACCGCCGCCGGGTCCGACAGCGTCCAGGCGCGCCCGTCGCGCCCGACAATGGCCGGACCGGGCGGCGTCAGCTGCACCCAGTCGGGCACGGCACCGCTTTCGAAGTTGAGCGCAAGCCCGCGCAGCGAGGGAAGGGGATGTGTCACCATGGGCGGACATTGCCCGCATCGGCGCAGCCCGTAACCCTTGAATGTTTTCGGGGGCAGATGCCCGCATCGGGCGGGTCCGGGGCATATCGCGCCAGCGGGCCGCTGAAGGCCCTTCCCGCCTTCAGGCTACGCCGGGCCATGCCGGACCGACAAGGCCCTTTAAATGGTATTTAACGGCGCGGTTGCGGGCCATTCCATCTGCCCCGGTCGCCCGGATGCACCTTCGGCGTTGAACTTTGCCCGGCAAGGGCGTAAACAGCGGCTGCGCCCGAGCCATTCGGACAGCCGGTCATGTGCCGTGATGGGGTTCCGACCATCCGGGCGTCATTCCCTGAAAACCTCAATACCGGGGCGCGTCGTGATCGTTTTGCGCCTGGCGGGCTTCAGCGGATAAATCGTCCTGACCCAGATTTCAGCCGTTTCGACCATCACCTTCAGAACGAAGAGCCACGGCTGGCTGCCCGCCGACATGATAAGGATATCCGTCCTGCCCGCGCGCCGCTCGATCAGCACGGACCCTTTCTGCAGCGCCTCTGACAGGATCAGCAGCGTGCCGGTCGTCACGCGGCGGTTCTTTGCTTCGAACTTGTCGCCCTCGGTTGACGTGATCCGAACCACGCGCGCCTTGACCCCGATGGCTTCGGGTAGACCATCCGGCAGAACCGCGATCGGCACTGCAGAAGGTGATGCACCTTCCAGCACCCGCTCGGCGGCCCAGCTTGTGGCAATGTCCTTCACCGCTGCCCGCACCACCGCCTCGGGCGCTGCCTCCAGCCGGTCGCGCAGCAGCCCCTCTGCCGCCTGGCGGCGCAGCTTGCCCGGGTTGCGCTGCCAGCCGGGGTCGATGCCCACCGGCACCAGCTGCACGTCGCCGGTGCGCTTGTTCACCACCTTGCGGTCGGGAATGTCGGGCGTGGCGCTGATGCCGCGCCGCTCGGCCTCGCGCCGCGTCACCGGGCGGACCTTGCATTTGCAGCCCCAGCCGTTCGGCGGCATCCACTCGTCCCAGAACGGGCTGTCCACCGGCAGGATCAGCCC